TGAATGGAAGGGTAATGATGTGGTAGGAAAAGCATCTATTCTTGATACTCCTAACGGAAAGATTGTGAAAGGTCTTCTTGATGGTGGGGTCAAACTAGGTGTTTCAACTCGTGGTATGGGTAGTCTTGAGAATAAAGGTGGCACGATGTACGTGAAAGATGATTTCATCTTAAACACGGTTGATATCGTTCAAGACCCATCAGCACCAGCAGCTTTCGTTAATGGAATTATGGAAGGTGTTGAGTGGGTGTGGAATAATGGCATCATACAACCTCAAGTAATTGAAAAAATGGAGACTGAAATTAAATCCGCTCCGAAAAAGCATCTCTACGAGACGCAGGTTCGTGAGTTTAAAAATTTCCTCTCGTTACTCAAATCTAACTTTAAGGAGTAAGCACATGTCTGATGATATGAATGTTGAACTTCCTGTTGAGGACGATGTCGAACTCGAGGAAGCGAAAGCTCAACAAATGCCTGTGGGAACGGAAGACGATTCCCTAGCGTCTGTAGACAAAGCCGAAAAAGGTGTATCTAAGCAACAACCTGCTCGCAAAGGCGACAAGTTGGGCGCTAAAGATGAACCTTCCGGTAAGCCGAAAACTAAAGCAGGTATGATCAATGCTATGTACGGCAAGATGGCAAAAGCCAAAAAAGAAGAACTTGCTGCTATGTATGACAAAATGGTCGAAGAAGGTATTGATTTCGATGAAGAAGAAGATGCAGTAGAACTGCCTGAAACTTCATATGATTTCAGTGATGACCTTCATGCCTTGGTAGAATCAGAAGCTACGCTTTCTGATGAATTCAAAGCAAAAACTGCTGTCATTTTCGAAACTGCTATTAAATCCAAGATCGCGGAAGAAGTTTCTCGCTTGGAAGATGAATATCAAGAAAAACTCGAATCAGAAATTGAGGAAACTCGTGACGATCTGGTAGAGAAAGTTGATAACTACCTCAACTATGTAGTTGAACAATGGATGGAAGAGAACAAACTCGCTGTGGAGACTGGTCTTCGCACTGAGATCGCTGAAGGTTTCATGAACTCTCTGAAAGAGTTGTTTGTTGAATCTTATATCGAAGTTCCTGAGTCCAAGGTTGACCTAGTTGACGAACTCGCTGAAACGGTTGAAGAGTTGGAAGAGCAACTCAATGCACAAACTGAATCAGTAATGGAAATGTCTCAAAAATTAGAGCAATATCAGCGTGAAGCAATCATTCGTGAAAGCGCCCGCGATCTTGCTGAGACAGAAGTAGAAAAATTGCGATCTCTTGTTGATTCACTTGACTTCGAAGATGAAGAATCATTCTCTTCTAAAGTTAAGACAGTTAAGGAGTCTTACTTTAAGAAAGAAGTCTCAGAAGAATCAGAAGAAATCGTTGAAGATTGGGATACGGAACAATCAACTGCTGTAACAAGCAGTGTGATGGAACAGTATCTTAACGCAATTAAAAGAACTCAAAAGTAATTAAGGAGTATTAGAATGCAAATTTCTTATGACAAACTAGTCGAGAAGTGGGCACCTGTACTTGATGAAGAGTCTGCTGGTAAAATCCAAGATGCTCATCGTCGTGCGGTAACTGCTGCTATTCTCGAAAACCAAGAGCGTGCTTTTGCTGAAGAGCGTCAAATGCTCGGCGAAGCACCGATGACGAACACCAACCTTTCAGTAACTGGTGCTTCACACGGTACGACTGGTGCAAACTGGGATCCCGTAATGATCGCTCTCGTTCGTCGTGCTATGCCTAACTTGATGGCATACGACCTTGCTGGCGTACAACCTATGACTGGTCCTACTGGTCTTATCTTCGCTATGAAGTCTCTTTATAAGACGACTCGTGGCGGCGCTACTGCTGAAGGTGAAGCACTTGCTCTGCAAGAACCACATGTACCATATTCTGGTGATGCATCTTTGTCGATGGATTCTCAGTTTGCTGCTGGTAACCGTGGTCCTTCAGGTCTTGCTGGTGTAACTGACGTTGACGGTGATTCATCTATCACTGATGAAAACACTGCAGTTACTGGTCTTGGCAATCCTCCTCTTTCTGCAGCAATGGAAACGCAAATTGCTGAGAAATTGGGTCGTCAAGGTGAAACTGATTTCGCAGAAATGGGTTTCAAAATCGAGAAAGCAACTGTTACGGCACGTTCACGTGCTTTGAAAGCAGAGTACTCTCTCGAACTCGCACAAGACTTGAAAGCAATTCATGGTCTTGATGCTGAAACTGAGTTGGCAAACATTCTGTCTACGGAAATTCTTGCGGAAATTAACCGTGAAATCATCCGTACGATCAACTCACAAGCAAAAATCGGTTGTTTGACTTCAAACATCACGACTAAAGGTATCTTTGACTTGTCAACTGATGCAGACGGTCGTTGGTCAGTTGAAAAGTTCAAGGGTCTGTTGGTACAACTCGAGCGTGAAGCAAACGTAATCGCTAAAGAAACTCGTCGTGGTAAGGGTAACATCGTAGTATGTTCTTCTGACGTAGCAACTGCTTTGGCTGCTTCTGGCATGCTCGATTATGCTCCTGCAATCTCTGCTAACTTGCAAGTCGACGACACGGGTAACACTTTCGCAGGTGTCCTGAATGGTCGTACTCGCGTATACATTGATCCATATGCGATCACTGACTACGTAACAGTTGGTTATAAGGGCACCAATCCTTATGACGCTGGTGTGTTCTATTGCCCATATGTACCTCTCCAAATGGTACGTGCGATCGGTGAAGATGACTTCCAACCTCGCATTGGGTTTAAGACTCGTTATGGCATGGCTTCTAACCCATTCGTGGGTAACACCCCTGCTGACGGTCTTGCTGCTGCTCGTAGCAACCAGTACTATCGTATCTTCCGCGTGGATAACATCCTCGACTAATAA